CTTGTGGGTTGATCCCGGCTTTATGTGCTGCTGCTGCAATAATCTCTGATGGTCTCATGTCATTTCACCTAAGAAGCAATCAATATGCCTTCGACTTGTACGGACACAGCGGTTGAGTTCACCACTGAAAGCTGCCATTGAATATCGGTCTTCGCTGGGTATACCAGCGGAGAAACTTGTGTTACGTTGTATCCAGATTCGACAAACGGAGCCCCACCATAAACCGTAGGGATGCCAGTGTTTTGCGAAAAAATCCTGAACGTTGCGTAATTTGCCCCGCCACCAGCCACCCACCCTTGCTCGCGTGTGGTGTACAAAGTATATCCTGCTGGAACAGTGTAAACAGACATGTTGCTGCGCCCGTTTGAAATGCTTGATCCATTTTGCGTAGTCAGTCCAATGACGGCATATACAGTTGTCGTAGTGGATGACGATGGGCCAATTGTGATTGTACCAACAGGTGACTTAGTTCCGCTGACAGATATGCTGTTGATCCGCAGGTAAGTATTAGCGGTTGCTATAAAAGCCGTGCCATTTAGCGTGACCGTTTCTGTTGTCAGGACATAACTGGCATTAACTCCAGACACCAATATTTGAACTGACGTATCAGATGCCGATGTGCTGGTTACGTACTGTGTTGCAGCGCTTGATGGATACGTTGGATAGTACGAAGCGTTTTCCCATACAGGATAAAAGTTTCCTGAAGGCAATGCTGATTGAGATGCGCTTCCAACAAATGCGGTCGTGCCGGGGACAAAACCACCTGCAATTTGTATAAAGATGGATAACGCAGTTGATGGATATACAGAGATCGTCATACCGCTTGTCCACCGCTTGCAATGATTGTGCAGCCCGTGGCACTAGCTGATACCTGCACCGTTTGCCCAGTTAGCAGGATTTGCGATCCAGTCCATTGCAACGTGCTTTTTGCGGGTACGCTTGCCCCATAAAACAATGCATTGCTCGTTGTTGCAGACGATCCGCTGACAACCAAATAAATGTTCACCGAGATTGGATTGCCGGTTGTGTTGCAAATATCAATGTCTTTTAAGTAGACCAACGATGAAGTTGGAACCGTATACAGCGTGGCCACGCTTGTCGTAATTGCGGCTTGTCCCAGCTGGATAGGGGTGACGTTTTGATAATTCATTACATGTCCAACCACGTCAAAGTGGTTAAAGACGATATGTCATTTGCACTTGTTTGAGACGATGCACTGATACCGGTGAAGTAAATACGCAAAACGTTGGTCAGCGTGTTTAGATAGCCCTTGGACGGCTGCTCCGGGGGAAGAGGTAGGTTCGGTGGAACCGGTATAAGATTATCACTCATACATTACCTCTTCTTCCGTCGGGGCGGATATTAATACGCGGCGCACCTAGCTGCCATTGCAAGCCAAGTTGGTTGCCTTCAATTCTAAATATCAGTTGTCGCCCACGAACACGACATGAAGCAACCCCAGTAAACTTTTCAATCACCACAGAACTATTACTGACCGACGCAGGAACTGGCGCTCTAGTTTGAGTTACCTTCACTGAAGACGTGCCTGCCTCTTCATAAGTTTCGCTGTTAATACCGGAACCTGAGTTCTGCATTCCATACAAACTCATCGTAACTTGGGGAGATGCTGCAGTTGATCCATTAAACCGAACGTCAGGCAAAATCTGCCAAACAAATCCAAATCGATCCCCATCTCCAATGCCAAACTCTGAGCTTTGTATATACGAATCAATAGGCTGTGAAACGGACGTTGTATTATCGTCAACGCCGTATTCGTGATACACCAAATTTTGATAATACGTTGCAGCGATTGGATAGTTGCTCAGTCCTTTGTCAATCCATGCGGTTCGTCCCAGATAGCCAAAGTACCATGCGTTATCAACGTAATTGTAAATAACGTACGTATCGATAACAGTAGAACTTGCAGAACAGTAGAACCACCAGACTTCATTAAATGCTTCATTCGTACCAGAGAATACTTGGTAGGACTGCTGAATATTAATGTTGCTAAAAATGAATTCACGCAGGTCGCAATTCAAAGTTTGAACCGTACCGTTGTAGGTATAGAACTTTCCGTTACCCATCCAGTAAACCACGCCTGATGCCAACGACATTGCGTTCGGGCTGATGATAGAAGTGTTGTCACCCACAAGGGTAGATCCCCACACAATAGGAGGACCTTGGTACTGCAAGCTATACACGGATGAATCGGTAAATACCACAATCTCTTGGCGGCTTTGGATCGCGCCAACAATGGTTGATCCATGTGATAACAACAGACTTCCTGCTTGGTTCGTAACAGCTGGTGTCCAGTTACTTACTGACTCTTGATCGCTCCAACGTATAAGCATTGGACTAAGAGAAGTTGATCCGTAATCATTACACCCAAGTGCCAGCACAAAACGTGAAGCGTCCGACACAATAATGTTGTTCTGAATAATAGGAACATCTGTTCCGCCATAGATTTGTGTAAGGTTGTATCCAATCGTACTTACGCTATTCTGTGCCACCCAGTAGTACAATCCACCGCCGCGTGGTCCAAATAGCAAGTTCTCGCCAAAGTTGGCCTGAGACCATAGCTGAAGCTGCTGGGGACTTGATTGGCTGTTACCCCATGTTCCATTACCCCAACCGCCCGCTCCCCATCCCGTAAGAGGAATAGCAATCGCGGTTCCGGTATTAATTTGATACTGAACGTAATAGCCCGTAAGGGTATTTGTTCCACTCAGCGTGGCTGATGTAGCCGCAGTAATGGTGTATGAGCTTGGTCCAACGTTGCTTATCTGATACCAGCCTTGAATTGAAACGCCGTTGTATGTAATCGTAGTTGGGAACCATACAAAGTCATTATTTACGCAGCCATTTCCTATTGCGTTTACGGTTACTGATTTTGATCCAGAAACTGTTTGAATACTTTGAATAGAAAAGTAGTAGGAAAAGTACGTAAGCGTACCTAATCCTCCCGCCGATCCACCGCTGGTAGCCGTGGTTGCGACGGTAATCGTAAAGTTACTGGCGTCTGAACGGGTGACGGAAAACTGTGCATTCAATTGCGCAGCAGGAATCCCGTTTACAGCACTGGAGATTCCATAAATGTTTACGGTATCGCCAGTAAATAGATTAATCCCTGCAGATGTAACCGTTACAGTGGTAGTTCCTCCCACCGTTGTAAACGAGTTATTTAATGTAACCGTACCGCTTTGTGAGCGTAACGGCGTAATGTCGTTGTACAGACCACCGTTATCGATATAAAACTTTAAGTTGGTTCCTACTCCAATCAGGTTTAACCCGCCTAGCGTCACCCAATTCCATAATGAACGGCATATCCCTACAAATGTATAGATCGATGTCTGCGCCCAGCCGCCTATCTTTTCCGGGAAGCCCTGACGAAAACGTACCTTATCGCAGTCGTACCATCCCCCTTCAGTCACGTACCGTGTGTTCTCTTGGTTAACTCCGGGTTTAAACGTGATCTTATGCTGGGGCATGATTAAGCCGTATAGATTCGAGTACCTTGTTTGTCGATGATGAGTGCCTGACCTCTTGGCTGCTCACCTTCCCGATTGGGAACCGATACATGTGTCCAAGAATCAAACTCCCGAATCACTTGGTCAAACGGTAACCCTGATCCGATTATAGCCTGCGTCACCTGATCTGGGGTCATCCCCGGAACACGAATGTCTGCAGCGCATCCAAGACGGTGCTGGCTTGTATCCTTAGACCCAACGGCATCGTTCACTTGTTTGGAACGGTATGCCGAGTTAATCATCACTGGTTTGTTGTCGAGGATGACTTTGACGCGCTCTAAAAACTCAGCCAAGCGCATCAGGTTCGCTTGTACCGCATCATCTGCAGAGTTATCCCAACCGTTCCGAACGGCTACGTCAGAGTGGGTAAGTTCTTCTAATGAGAAGTGTGGGGAGAGTTGAGTCATTCTTTGCCCTCATTCATCTTGGCATGGATAGCAGCATCTTTAGCCTGCGATCCTGCACTTGATCCAAAGTAAAACGCCACGATTCCTGTCCATGCAGTACCAAGGCTACCCAGCATGATATCGACTTCTGTAGCTTGATTGATCTTGCCTAACATCAATCCTACCAGTATTCCGAAGAATCCAAGAGTGACAGAAATAGCGAGAAAAGGGGGAACCCATGACTTAACGTTTGTCTGCATCTGACGTGCGGATGCGCGGTCCTCATTCCCCAGCTTGGCAAAGTCCAAACCAAGCTCTTGTGCTTTGGCTTTCAAGTTTACTTCAGCCAACTGGATAGCTGCCACTTGATCGCCGGTCAGCTTTCCAGACTCAACAGTCTTTTGAACTTCGTCTCCAGACATGCCAAGCGCGGACTCCAACGCACCAACGGCCATACCAGCTACGGGACTGCCCAAGCATGAAGCAACAGTGGGAGCTAACTTCGCTACTGTATCAATCCATGAATCAGCCATTAGTCTTTTCCTTTGTCTACGTGTTTATTCCATAAATCAAACAATGATCTTACTTTGTCTTCAAGCGTTGTAATTCTTCCATCCATTTTTGCCAAGACTACAACAAGGGTCACAAACCCTAAAGCCATAGGCCATATCTTGGCAATAAAATCTACAATGTCCATTATTCACTTTTCCGTCCGGCAAGTAGTGAAACGATCACTGCAATCAACTGCAGCATCCATTGTGTTGTGTCGCCCGTTTGTTCGCACGGGATTACATCAAAATTA